TTATCTCGTTAGCTGGCATTAAATAATCCGTCTCTTGCTCTGATACATTCGGCTGTGACTTCAAAACGTGAATCAATTTGTCCGAACAGTTGCTTGGGTTCGTTTATCTTTACTATCTCGTAGTAAATACTTCCATAACGAACGAAGTCCCCTTCTCTTACGAATAAATTTTGATCTTCAGTTAATCTTCGCTTATGAAAGTTTACTTTCAAACCTGTTTTCTTATCAATACCGATACCGTCCATGAAAGATGTTTCCACTCCGTTGTATTCAACGAGGGCGTAAACTCTAACGGGGTGCAAGAAGTTTTTTTCCATTGCCTCTCCGTATAATGGATGAAAATTGGTTGTTTCCATGTCCACAGGGAAGTATAATATTTGTTGACCAACAACTCTTTCGATGATTTCATCGTTAACTTGTTTAACAAGGTTCTTTTCTTTCTCTCCAAGAAATAACGGAGAGGGTGGCTGTGTTGGTCTTTCCCATTTTGACATTAGAGACTCTCCTTATTCGCGTATACCCAATCAGCAGCTTCATCATAGTCCAAAAGGACGGATTGTCCGTCTATTTTTCCAATATTACTGCGATTAGCGTCAGATAACATATAATACTTTAGATCCCTGTATTTAAATCCGGTTTGTTCCGCAATATCATATAGCTTCTCCTCTAATTCTTCTAGGCTGCCTCTGCCTTCTGATTTTTTCATATAATATAATCCATATTCAATCGGCACTATTTCTGCGAACATGGTAGAAAATGGCGTATCTTTTAATTTTTCCCAAACATAGACTTCCTCACCAGCAGTATCTTGAACTGTATTTGTTTTCAATACCTTGACAACGCTGTCTGGTTTATCAGCATCTGAAAAAACTATTTTGTTGTTGCCGATACCCAAACACTCAAATCTAGATTCTTGAGTAAACCCTTTGGTTAGTTTGTAATTCACATCCCAGCATTTGCGCTTATTAAAGTTCTTAAAATCCTTGAGAACATCAATTTGGCTCTCTTTTAGAAATTGCTTCCAATTTTCCATCAACAACTTCATTCCTTACCCCACAAAGATCTTTAATGGAGTTTTTCCAACGATAGAATCCATATTATCAGTCATTGCCTTGTCTACTTCAGCTATTCTAGAGTATAGCATCTCATCAAGTTGCTTGTTAAGTTCTTCTCGTAGCGACTGTTGCTCCGATTGCGCTTGGGACAATAAGTCTGAGGCATTAAGAGTTACACTATCGCCGGGAATTGGTACTTGGCCTCCAAACTTACCACGAACTTGACCTAGAGTTTCTTTTGAAAGAGCAAGGGAAAAACGGCGAATCCATTGCTGCCCTATTGAATTTATTTTATCAAAAGCAATATTTTCCATCGGCATAGTATTCATGTTGTTGACGCCATTCACACCAGAATCATAGGAGCCCGTAGCATAGGCATTGTTGTCAACAATTGAAAACCTAAACCAGAATTTTTCTGGAGATACATCTGTTGGTGTTGGATAAAGCTTCAATTTGTTATCGTTGATCTCATATGAAAAGTGAGACGTTCTCGTATACAAGTGATCTTCATATTGAATCGCTTGAAGTTTATTTTGCCATACCGGAATTACTTGAAACGATGAGTCATCAGAATATTGTCCATAGTTGTGCATGTCTCCAACGACATTTAAGCCCCCGTAGTATCCATAAAATCTCCACATTTGTCGTGGAGATATGTAATAAACTTGACGAATTTTAACTCTTTTATTTCCCATACCATCCCAACCATTTGATGCTTGAGACTCTGAGACAATTTGCTGTAGATCATATTCTGACTTTTTCGTTACTCTGTCGAAAGAAGCAGAATAGTAGGGCTCGGTACCACCGATGGTAGACTCTGCAGAGAATTTATCTGCGGCTCTAAATGCATAATCAAATTGAAACTTAGGATATTTCAAGGCAACGTCATCTGTACCAGACACAGTTCCTTTGTGATCAAATGACCCTGTAGGACCGCCGAGGGCGCTACCTAAAGCGTTTCTTGCTTGGTGGAGGTTAAGTATGTATGAATATTCCAGAACAGCTTCTTCATAGTGATTATAGACATTCTCTGCCTTTATTTCAATATCAAGAATATCCCCGCCCAATCTTTTAAAAGTATAGGCCACCTGTGCCACAGCTCCGGTAACAAAAGCATCTGATGTATAAAATTTAATTGCTAAAGAATCTACAACATCAGTAAGCGTTCCGGTTATTGGTAGCGTAATAGCAGATTGAGTTGATGTGGGTGTTAAATCAGGGAAACTCATAGACAATCCTCCGTCCCCTTAATTAGTCTCAGTAAAAAGAAAACCCCGACGAAGTAGCGTCGGGGTCGGTTGAAAGATTTGGTGGATATTATCCTTTAGTGACTTTTTTAGCCCTAGTGGTTTTCTTTCGCGTGGTTGCGGTTTTTTTCTTGGCAGTTGTGGTCTTTTTTTTCTTAACTGTTTCTGCCTTAAGTTTTGTTTCTGCCGCAGCTTCAATGCGAGCTTTCTCTTCCGCAAGTCTATTCTCCTCGGCTTCTTTTTCAGCCTGTGCTTGTGCTAATCTTAATGCTTCCATTTCTCGAGCAGCTTGAATTTGGGCCTGTCTTTTTGCTTCGATGGCTTGGGTTGCTATAAACTCGGCTTGTCTCTCGACCTCAAGTTCTGCTTCGGTTGGAATGCCTTTCGTTTTTCTTCCTAGTTCCCACCGGTCTGGTCGAGAGGCTTTGAACTTTGGATTAAACATTGATCTTCTTTTGATACCCATAATATCTCCTATTGAATACCTTAATTAGTGTTTTGAATAAAAAAATGGCCTCGCTCAACAGAGAGAAGCCATAAGATAAAATATCTAATCAACGATTAAACGTCATCAAATGTAGGATATCCATATACACGTAAGATAAATTTACCTGCATCATAAATTCCATGAGTTGATCCAGATGAAACTAAATAGACATATTTTCCGCCCAAATCAGTATCTGGTTCAAAAGCTCCCACGAGCCCTTTCACTTGATTTGCAGCTGCGATCATTTGAGTACCATTACCACTGTTCATCGGTGTTGCAGAACCACTAACATTATCTCCTCTCCAAACACCAATGTTATCTTCACCGGTTGTTGGAGCTTCAACACAAATTAGTTCAATATTCGTAATAAACCCGTGGGTTGTATTGCTCAATTGAAGTATTTGTGCTCCTTGTGAAGGTAAACCAGAACCAATCACTTCTACAGCACCAGTACCAGTACCTACTGTGGCTGATGATGACATTGGAGCAGCTGCGTTTCCAAAATCAATTTGGAAATCTGTTGTGATTAAAGATGCGTCACGAGTTTGAGTTTGACTTCCGATGGCATTAACAGCTCCTGGTCCAGATGTATCCACTGCGGATTGACCTTGAAGGTTCAATGAAAATAATCTTCTTCTTCCTATTCTTCTAGACATAATTTTTCTCCTTATTTATTATGTTATTGCAATAACCTGCTTTATTCAATGAAGTATACCAGCGGCCTCGGTATAAATCTTTCTAGGGGCAGCCGCCCCGCCCCAAGGAGAACATTACAAGTCACGTTAATTAGTTCGTAACTAAACAAAAAACCTCAAGATCTTTCGATCTTGAGGCTGAATGAATTAATATAATAATTAACTAATCATGTTTACGGTGTATATTCTTCACCAAGTAGACCACGAACGATAACCAATCCGTACATATCTGGACGAACCATTTTCTTAGCGTAACGAGTCATTACGCCTTTACGTGGTACGAAGTCTTCCACACCAAAGATGGTAGGAGTGACTTGTAGTGGCACATATGGTGCGTACACATATCCGCTTTCTAAGAAAGAAGATCCGATACGACCAACCAATACCACATTACGTGGGAAGTAAGGATCAACGATAACGTCAAACTTACGGTTCAAAGAACCAGCTTTAACAGCACCGATGTCGCCACGGTCTGCGTCAGCAGTAACGTTAGCACGGAATCCAGAAGTGAATTCCAAGACGTTTGCAACTTCAGGAGAACAAACAATGTGTGTTGCTCCACCACGAAGGGTCTTTCTGTGAATTTGAGCAGAAACATCATTGATAGTTTCGATCAAAGTCTCATACCATTCGCTAACGGTACCGGTGAAATCAGGAGCAGCAGAAGATGCGCCAATTTCAGCACCAGTTGAACGATTCAAGAACAATCCAGGTGAACGTGACCAATAGAATGTAGCAGCGGTTGCGCCGTTTACAAGATCAGCCAAGATCTCACGATCAATTTCTAAAGCAATTTGCTCAGAAAGGATAGAGGTCAATTCAACTTCAGCATCCAAGTTGTGATAAGCGTTCAAGTCTTGTCCTAATTCAGGAGTCCACTTTGCTTTCAACTTTTTGGTTTGTGCTGTGATTGCTGTAGAATCTACCTTGATGTCGATCTCTGGAATGTTAACATTGTTCTCAAGCAACAGAGTGTAATCAACGATTGCACCAGCAGAAGTAGCAGAAGAAACCGCTGTATCTTTAGCTGGGAATTGAAGCTTTGGAACAGCCTCAGTACCAGCAGCCATTGCACCAAGAGCAGCGTTTGTGGTGTTAGCAGCCAAAGCTGGTCCACCGCTAGCGTCACTAGTAATAACAAAGCGAACAGCTTTTTGGGTTGTAGCAGCTTCAGAAGCAGAAGCTAAGGTTGTCAAACGACGAATTTGACCCAACTTTGTAACATCTATGTTTGTAACACCTGTAACACCGTCAAGCATAGTGACGATATCGTTACCAGCACCAACAGCACCATTAGCAATCTCGTAGAATGAGAAAGCAGAAAGGTTGTCAAAATCAGCATTCGTAAGTTTGTCTTCTTCAACATCAAGAACTACGACAAAAAGACTTGAGTCTGTAACAGACAAAAGATCTGGATCGAATTGAATCAATTTTTTATTAGCTGCTGATACAGAGCCATCCAAAGTAAACGCTGACTTAGTAGCAGCATCAGTTACAGTGTTAGCTGCAATGATGGTGTTTCCTTCTTGAGCGGAACCATAAGCATAACCAGTAGAACCAGCACGACCAGGACCAGAAAGATCACCCTTGCGAGAACCAATAAGGTCAACACCATCAATGATTCCAGCACCAACTTTGTCAGTACCGTAGATTGATTGATTTTCAACGTTACCAAATCTTGGCATCACGTCGTTTCCAGCAATCTCACCAGAGAATGTGAAGTCAAGGAAGAAGATCAAACCAGATGGTAAAGACATCGGTTGAACACTTACAAGATCGTTTGCGATAAGTCCGGCGAATACACGACGAACGATTGGGAAAGCAACAGCTGCGAATCCATCAACGGATCCGTTAGTTCCCATAGTAGTGGTTTCTTTCAACAATTGCTTGGCTTGGTTCTCTAAAAGAATAGCCATGTTTTGTGCTTTTTGCCCTTCAAGGCCTTCAAGTAAACCAGTTGCGGTCCACTTGTTTAACAGAGCAGCACCTTCTTGCTTCATATCGCGATTGACGATACCCTCTGTGAGTTTTTCTAAAATAGACATTTTAAATCTCCTTAAATTATTTTTTTATGCCTGCAAGTTTCTGCATCTTCTCCAAAAATGGATCGGCAGTCTTGCTTTCGTTAATGTTTTGCCTAGAACTAAGCATAGCGCTTAAATTACTTCTCTTGTTGACTGACTCGCTAAGTGATTTTGGACCGCTCTTTGTAGAGTTTGATCCCACGGTAGCCTTGAGTGTCTCGAAGAGCTGCTTTGCTTCTTTCGTAGACTCCGCATTTGCGATGGCTTCGACAATTTTTGACTTTTGTCGCTCATTCAGGGAGGCATCACCCAGAGTACGGTTCTGGTATAGTAATTTCGCGTTGGACAATAATGATTCTTCCAAGTAGTTCTCAAGTTTTGTGAGAACAGATTCCATTTGTTGGTTCTGCTTGGTGAGAATTGCTACTGTCTCATGTAATTCTGTGTTTCGACCCAGCTGTTCTTCTCCAGAATCTTCTTCTGAGTCTTGTTCTTCTTCGGTATCTTGATCAGACAATACTTCAGCATTCTCTTGATTTCTTTTTGCTGCTGGTGATCCAACATCAAAATTTCCGGTTGGAAGATAAGGGTCTTGATCAATTGTCATTTCCTCTTCTAGCATTTTAGCAATAGTTTCAGCTAGATTTTCCATGTCAATCTCTTCGTTCTCTACAACTTCTTGTAGAGGCTCTGACAATAGGTCGTCAAGGTCTCCAAGATCATCAGAGGTGTCTTCACCGCTTGTGTCGTCTTCGGGTGTTCCTAGGTCCATTTCTGGCTCTTCAGGTATATCCCCTGCTGGTTCATCATTGAGAGCACCTTGTTCATCAGCATCCATTTCAAAATCACCAAGGTCAAGATCAATCATTCCTGTTTCGTCCTGCGGGAGGTTGTCAATAAGAGCAGAGAAACTTGTCATCATATTATCATATCGGGAATCCCAAGATGGCGGAGCTTCAATCGTTGAACCCTGTTCTGCGCCATTTAGTGCGGGAGATGGAGCTTCTTCTTCGTTTAACTCTTCTTCTGCTTCAGCGATGACTTCATCAACTTGCGACATAGGGTCGTTATCTACTTCAAGCATTTGTTCTACTGCTTCTTTAATTTGATGTGAGTACTTTTCAATCACAGATTGTTCGGCATTTTTAATTGCCTGTTCCCGCAATGCTGCCGCATCTGCAATTGCTTGCTCTAACATGTTAGACATAGATTGATCTCCTAGAAAACATTTTCTCCATTAAATAGTATATTTATATATAAAAGTCCAAAAAGAGAACTTCTTAAACTTACAGCGCCTTATCTCCCAGCATTGTATATGGTTGATATTTCAGAATCTGATAGCGTATCTTGTGTTATAAACAATTGATCTATTTGGCCATGGAAATACATACCTGGATTAGAGCGGGAATTTATTCTTCCTGCTCCTACCCAAAGTTCAGCAGCAGTAGACCCGGGCAGCGTTGTTGTATAGGTCAGTTCGTTCGACCCGTCAAAGTAGATTTTGAATTGGCTGTTGCTGCTATTTATTGTCACTGCGATGTGATGCCAAGTATTAAGGGATACCCCTCCGGATGGAACGACTCCCTTGTGTGAACCAGCACCATAAGACTGGTGATTGGTATAGAAAGTGATACCACCAGCCGAAAGGTTTGTTCCTCCAATATTTGTTGAGGTAGATAGAGTGACCGCCCAACCTTTCCAAGGAGCAATTTTGTTTATTATATTGTCGTTTGCATTGTTTGGAAATGAAGCAGCATTGAACCAGAAGCGAACAGAGAAATTTCCACCAGCTGGATCTAAACTATCGCCATCGGCAATTCTGAGGTAATCTCCATTTCCGTCAAGACTTAAAACTCCACTTGAAAGAGATGCGTTTCCAACTCGTGTTCCATCTGGATTTTCTTCAAGGCCCTCGCCTTCGCCACCACCACCTCCACCGCCGGCATCGGGATTGGAGAGGCCAACCATCTTAAGTAAAGAACCTTTAGCGATACCAGCAAATTTTGTAATGCTAGATAGTGCTATACCGTTTATCTTAACAAAATTTGGCATTACAGCTCAACCCAAGTTGTCGATGGGTTAAAGTAAATAACGTTTGCTGTGGTTGTACAATACCCCACTATTCTTACGAAGTCTCCTCCGCCACTTGGTGCTGTCGTGTCCATACTGCCGCCGGTTGTGCTAATGTATACGGCCTTTCCAGCAGAGAAGTTTGATAAATAACTTGTGGCATCAAAGAAGCCTCGGATCAACACTCCATTGGATGATGGATTGGAGCCCAGGGCAATCCCTAACATCTGATCTGCTCCGGTTGCTACAGCGTCAGCATCAACTTCGCGCCAGTCAGTTCCGTTGAGATAATATAGCTTGCCGGCAGTCAATGT